TCCTTGTTCATTTTGTACTAGCTCCTTGTTGTTTAGCAGGTTAGAGATTTCCTGTAATATATATTCGTATGTACGAATTTGACCTAAGATATACTTGTAATCTTCCATACTGTCAACACCGCCTGATGTTACAATACTAGTTAAATTACTAAGCTGATCTTTCATAAAACGCTGTAGTTTATATGCTATATTTATATCTTCCATATCTTTCCTGTTGTTTTGTTATATTAACAATTCCACTTTCTTAGGGACTTATTAATTCTTGAATCTGGATCTCTTGCAGTTTTAGCTGAAGTTAATTTAGCCTTCATCCCTTTCATTCTGCTACAGAATGATTTTCTTCTATTAGCAGATTTAGAACCTGGTTTTAATTTAGAAGGTTTAGTTGTAACAGCCATAGATAATTTAGAACCTGGATTTGCACGTCTATATGATGCAATACCTTTTTTATTTAATCCACCGGATTCTGATTTACCTTCTTTACGTTGCCAAGCAGGTGTAGCTTTACCACCATCTGCCCTTTGAATTCTAGCTATTCCGCAACCTCTATTTTGAATACCAAGTCCAGCCATTACTTTTTCTTTTTAGGAAAACCAGCTTTCATATTTGCATATGCTTTTTTAGAAATAGTAGATTCAGATTTAGGTCTACTTATACCTAATTTTTTTCTACGATTTATATTTGCCCAAAGACCTGGTTTAGCAGAACCACCTTTTTTAAATACGCCTCTACCTTTTAAAACATCGGCTCTAGTAACTTTACCATCACCAGTTAAATCAGGAAAAGAACCGTCTTTAAAACCAGCTCTAGCAATACCTGAACCTCTTTTTTGTATTCCAATTCCAGCCATTATTTTTTTTTCGACTTTCCTGCTTCTGAAAGAGCAATTGCAATAGCTTGTTTTCTAGATTTTACTACTGGTCCTTTTTTGCTACCAGAACGTAATTTTCCAGTTTTGAACTCATGCATTACTTTTTCAACTTTGCCACCTTTGGCTTTTTGAATTCTAGCAATACCTGTTCCTCTAGTTTGAATACCTAGACCAGACATTATTTTTTCTTTTTAGCTTTGCCGCCTTTTTTCATGTACTCGGCAGTTTCTTCTTTAGCATAAACTTCTGGAGATTTTTTTCCAGATTTAATAGCTTTAGCTTGTTTAGCTAAACTTTTTAATTCTTCGCTTTTATGCTTTTCAGCTTTTTCTTTTTTTACAAAAGCTTTAGGAGAAGTTTTTCCAGACTTAACTGATTTTGCTTCTGCTAATTCTTCACCATAAGTTTCTTTTCCACCAAAAGCTTTTCCGCCTTTAGCTAAAGCAACTCCCATTCCTCTTTGAGCAATTCCGCCGCCTCTAAGTGCAGCTCCCATTCCTCTAAGTGCAATACCGCCGCCTCTGAATGCTGGTCTTGGTCTTTGTTTAAAATCGTTTCTCATGTTTACTCCTTGTTATTTTTATTAGCCATCGTTCGTGCGATAGATTCACCAGATCGTCCCACTACATATCCACCAAGTCCAATTTGTAACAATGTCCAAACATCGCCTGGTAATTCAAATGTAATAACCGTTCCTAGCATTAATCTTATAACAGGTCCAATAATATAATTCCAGACTAAAATGAAGATTAATACGTACATTAAAAGTGGCCTCCAACTTGCTGAAAACCATCCTGCTTTAGCTTCTGCTTCAACAATAGATGCTGCCGCTTTTAATTCTTCTGTACTAGATTGTAGTAATTGTTGATTAAGTTGAGCTTTTAATTTTTCTTGTAAATCTTTATCTGGGACTGATTTTTCAATGGTACTGAAAAGAATTTTGGCTAGTGGTGCAATAGCTCCAAGCATTGGAAGCATATTAGTACCATTCAGCTTTAGATTTCTTATCTGGTAACATTCTGCTCTGACCTTTTACTTGTACGCTTTGTGTTTCATCTTTGCTAGTCATCTCAACATCGATTCCACCTTTTAAATAACCGTCAGAATTTAAGAATTTACTATGGTCTCCTACTTGAGTACCGTAAACTCCTTGTGATTTATCTTTTTTATTTTTCATAGCCATAATATACCTTAATTTTTAAATTTTTCACTATCTTTTTTTAGTTTAGCAGCCAAAAGAGTCTTTTCTATTGAAGTATTAGCTCTCATCTTAGCTAAATCTTCATTTTGCTGTAGTTTTTCGTCTTGAGTAGACTGATTCATCATTGCTTTCATCTTATCAAGATTAATTCTGTCCTTACTTTCTTGTTCTTTTCTAGCATTTTCTTGTGCTTTAAGGTCTAACTCTCTAGATCTAAGCATTGCAATTGGATCATTTCCAAATTGTGATGAAATTTGTTGTTCTTCTTTTAAAAATTCTTCCATAGCATCAGAAATTAATTGTGCTTTTCTAGCTTCAATTCTTTCTTGAAGCATTTTAGCTTGAATTTGCATTTGTTGTAATGCTTGTGGATTCTGTTGACCACCCATTTGTTGCATTTGTTGATTCATCATTTGTAATTGTTGAATTTCATTTCTAAACTCAACTTCACTTTGCTCTTGAGCCATAATTGAAATGTGTTCAAATATATTTTTCTCTAATGCAGCCATAACAACTGGAGCATTCTTTGCCATATTTGTTGCCATAAAACTTATATGTGAAGTTATATGTGCTCTATGATCTTGTCCTGGAAATGCTTGGAACGGTTTCCCTGCAAGAGCATCAATGTGTTCTAATGCAGGGTCCTTTGGTTGTGGGGGTTGAGGTCGTACTAGTATCTTATCAATATCTTTTACACCTAATGCTTCATACATATTTCTGTAAACTTCATATGTATTATGAATTGCAGGATTAGATGCTGCAAGTTGCATTTCAGTTTGTGCTAATGATATTCTTTGTGTTTGTGAAAATATATTTGGATCAGCAACTGGAATGATATCTACTTTATCATCAAAGTCTGCTTGTTTAATTTGTCTTTGTCCACCTACAACATCGTATGGATATTCTGGTGGTAAATTATTTTTAAATTGTGTGGCTAGTAAACCAAATTCTTGTTTTAAAGCTGCATAGATTCGTTTGTGAATAGCAGACATTGTTCTACTACCTCTTTCCAGCAAGGCTACGGTCGTACCCACTGCGGCTTGCTGATTCCCATCTCCCACTTGCATGTCAGCAATAGATGCAAAGCGCTGACCTGCTTGAACTACGACCCCCATAAGAGCTAGTAGAGTTTGTGAAGGTTCTTTAAATGGTAAAGGCATAAATGAGTCTCTAAGATTTCCTCCTGGAGCATCAACATCTCTCCATTCACCTGGTTGAATAGGTTGTGAGTCATCTCTAACTCTAATACCTCTAGTTTTAAATCCAGCTGGTAAATTAGATAATGTACCTGCATCAATTAACTGTCTTAAAGCACTTGTTGCAGTTCTAGATAAACCGCCAATCATATGGATTAAACCAAATCCATAGAAACCAAGTCCTGGTAAAAATTTAAAGTGTACGAAATATTGTATTTTTTCTTTTTTAGGATCTTCTTGTTTCCAGTTTCTTCTAATAGATAAAATTTTTCTAGAAGCTTCCTCAACCGTTACAATATAAGGAAGTTTGATACCTGTGGGCTCACCAGTTTTAGGATTTATGTCCTCAAAACCTTCAATATCTAAATATGTATGAAACTCTAATAGAGTATACATATCTGCTTCTTGAGTTTTTCTAATTCCTTCTATTCTTCTCTTAGCTTCATCTAATTGATTTGTTGTAGCAGCATCATCTGTTGGTGTTAGTTCTATATCTTTATAAAAACCACCTACTTGTTGTTTTCTTAAATTATTTTCTGAAACTTTTAATACATGAATGATTGCATCTGCATCTTCTAATGAAGTTGCTGTGTAAGGAACTACTAAATCTTCTGCTTGAATAAATTGAGATACAGGTCTGTTAAGAACTGAATCAAAATAAACTTTTTTAAATGTAGATCCTGATAATGGTAAATAAAATAACATTTGATCAAACTCAGGTTCATATTCTTTCATGACATCCATAATTTGATAGTTCATGTATTCTCTAACACGATCTGCTTGTTGTTGTCTCTCAGGTGTAGTCAAACCAACAATCTGAGTTCTAACCGGTCCTTCAGCTGGTAATAATTCTTTGTAAGCTAAAGATTGAAATTGAGTTACAGCTTCTGCAAGCACTGGATGCGTCGCGCCCGATGCTCCTCTAAATGGTTGAGTTCTACGTTCATATTTAAATCCTAAAAGATCTAATCCGTTTGTATAAGTTCTTTCCCAATCTTCTCGTGAAGATTTATAATCTATGTAATCGTCAATTAATTCTGCACCAATTGGATTTAAAACATTCTCATCTAAAACTTCTGCAAGGTTTGCAAAGTGATCTCCACCAGCGTCTAGCTGCGGGCTACGAGGGTCAAAGTTAATATCAATACTTCCATCTTCATTTTCAGTCATCTCAGTTGGTCCTTGAGGAGCAACTTGTTCTGCCGCAGCAATATCCATTGCTACTTCATCAGGTCTCTGACTATTTCCTATTGTATTTGGAAGTGACTTGTCTATATCCGCCATTATTATTTTTCTCCGAAGCTACCACCTTAACCTTTTTACTAGGTATATTCAAGCCTTGTGAGCATGGCCCACTTAAAGGAGGTATCGTTGTTGTTAGTTTTTTAATCATTCTACATCCCACCAATCTCCCCCTGTATCAGGATCTGGATATCTATTGATTACATCTTCATAAGGTCTTTCTTCTACAATTTTTCTAGCAGCTGTTCGTTCTTCAACTCTTTTTGGATGTATTCTTTTTCCAGTTGCAATTTTTTCAACTCTTTCAAGATCACTTATTGCGTCCTTATGTGACATATATTCATAATCTATTTCAAGATCACTTCCTTCCCATCCTACGGGTCTTGGTCTTTGTTCTAATACATTAAATTCACCTGGTTCATTTATTACCTTACCTGTTGCTACATCAATATCAGATTTAGGCGGAGTGTAATGTAATTCAAAGGGAGAATTAAAAGAACCTCCTTTTATGTTTGCCTGTATTTCAATTTTTCCATCTGGATATTTTGTCATTACGTATGTTTCATTTGGACCTTTTCCAGTTTTAGATGGTATAATTAATTCTTTAATTTTTACATTATCAGTAGTTGCATAATCTGAAAAAGGAAATTTTCCTTCCTTCTCGATTCTCGCCACTAGCGACGGGAACCATTCAGGCATACCTTTTGCTTTTGGTATAAGATTTGCAGTTTTAAGAAGTTTTGCTTCCCCTGCAAGTTTTTCACCTTTCATTAAACTTTTAACTAATGGGGTTGCAGCAAGAGCACCTAATAAACCTAATGCTCCTCTTCTTGTAAATTTAGGTCCTCCTCCATCAGCAAGTTTAACTCTACCTCCGTCTGCTGCTGATAATTTATAATAATCAGGTAAATTTTCTTGATAAGGTTCAATTGTATTTGGAGAAATATTTATTTTATTTTCTTGTATAAAATCAGGGTCTAAACTTTTTTTATATGATTCTACTTCTCTTTGTGTTTTACCTTCTATCATATCTTTAGATAAAAGAGTCTTTTCATAATTTTCTTTAGTAAATGATTCAAGTGTTTTTTCAAAAATTTTAATATCAGAAGGACTTAATTTTATATTATCATATTCATCATACAAAGATTGTTTTTTATCTTCTATGCTTTTAATAAAGTTTTCATTTGTACTTCCCATTTTTAAAAGATCTTCTGCATCATTTATTTTTTTACTAATTTCATTTTTATTAAAAAATTTTTCTACAGCATCGGCATCCAAACCTTTTTCTTTTGCATGTTTAATTAAATCAGTTTTATTACTTCCAACCCAAGATTCAGGTAAACCAAATCCTAGTGTTGGAATGTTTAATAATTCTCTACCTGCTTGTTTATAATTTCCTTTAAGTGCTTCTTCACCAGCAAAATAAGCAGGTAACGCTACTCCAAGACCATAACCTGCTGCACGACCTAATGGACTCCTTCCAAAAATCATAAGTTCATCAAAACCTTGTAATAAAGTTTTACCACTTTGTTTTGCTAAATTTGTTAAATTTCTTATTTCAGAAGTTGCAACGCCTGATTCTTGAAGAAAATCTTTAACAACATTTATATCTTTAACTGCTAAAGGTTCGTCTGATTTAAGTTTTTCTAAACCTTTAATATAACAATTACTTCCTTTTCCAAATTTAATTCTTCCACCATTTGCATATTTATCTCCACATCCCAGTCTATTTAATAGTTCAATAGAGTTTTGTTCTAATTCTTTTGTAATTTTTGGTACATTTTCTTTTTGAGTTGCCTTTATTTCATTTTGTAGATTAGCAGTAAACATTTGGTATTTTTTAATTTTTTCCCAATTTTCAGGTGTAGTAGTTCCTGTTTTGTTTGCATCTCTAATTATTTTATTTATTTCTTTTAAATTAAAATCTTTTACTGATTCATCTATTACACCATATGCTAATTCTTTAGGATTAATACCAAGATACTTTATTGGTTCTAATGTTTTTTCATCTAATACAAATCCTTGTATTCTTCCACCGCTTGCATCAATTACTTGTTTAATTTTTTCATTAACATCAAAAAGTTTTTGTCTAAGTTCTGGAGATGAATTTTTTTTAATTTTTTTAGCTAAAGCATCTCTTTCAGTTACAAGATTATCTCTCATATATTCATATGATTTTATTATTTCTTGATTTAATTTTGGTGAATCAATTCCTAAATTTCCAATATCATATTCTTGTCCTAATTTTGAACTTTCTTCTAAACCTAATCTATGAGCAAGATCAGTTCCTTCATATTTTTTAAGTTTTTGTATTTGATATTCTGTAGGAGTACTAGATACTTCAGATATTAATTTATCTCTTCTATCTCTAACTGCTTTTTGAATTTCGTATTGAGAGTTTTCACCAAAACCACGTGCTTTTCTAACTTCAGATTTAAGTCCTGATGGAATAGGTTCTAATTCTCCATCTGCAATTAATGTTCCTATTATTTGATGTACTCTAGATTTTTTTGTACTTAATGGAATTTTTTCATCTGTAAATAATTCTTTTGCAATTGTTTCTGTGGTTTTATCTTTATAATTTTTTTTAACAAAAGATCTATATTCAAGATTATCTACTATGTTTTCAGGAAATTTAATATTTCCTTTTTTAAATGCTCTATCAATTCTTTTCACAGGAACTTTTAATTCGTTAGCTACTTGAATTTTACTTTTTCCTGTTTCAATTTTTTCTTTAACTTTTTTTATAAAATCATCTGTTATTTTAATTGTCTGTTGTTCTGCTTTATTTTGTAATCTAAATTTTCTAAAATCTTCTGCTTCTTTCTTTGTATCAAAATATTTTGTTTTCATATTAAAACCATGATATGCATATTTTCCTTGTTCTGGATGATTAGCTCTAGTTATTTTGTATATAGTAGATCTTGTGGGTTTTGATCCTCCTGATTGAAATCCAACTCTTCCACCTTCTGCAAAACCTTCTACAGGTTCAGGATCATTATCTATTAAACGAGCATCTGGATTTATTACAAAAGTTTTAAGAGTAGCATTTGAATTAAGCAAGTAACTCATTGCTTGTTTATATTTACCAATTTCCATTTTATATACCTAGTAAATAATTTAATCCTATCGGTCCACCATCGGCTTGTTTAGTTCTCGTAGTGTTTTTTAAAATATCAACAATTTGTTCAGGACTCATTCCTTTTTCTTGCATTGTTAATCCTTGTTCAATAGTTGCAATTACTTCTGCTTTTCTTTGCGGATTATCATCTATTAAAATTTGATTTAAAAGATCATCACTAATAACACCTTTAAATTTTGTTTTTATCTCTAAATCATCAAAATATTTATTAAAATTTTTATCACCAGATGCTTCTTTAATTTTTATATATTCGTCGTAGTC